AAGAACCACATGAGGAAAATTGAAGAAGGAAATATGCCCCGTGCCCGCGCACTTGCTTACAAGTTAGCCGTCTGGCGCAAGGTGTTGCTAAGATAAGTTTCATAATTTGGTTTTGTTTTGGTGGGGCATAGAAATTATGCCTCACTTTTTTTTAATTTATTTTTGTAAATATTTTTTTATTCAAATAATTATATTTAAATTTACGTATTGAAAATAACAAAAGCCAATTATCATGATGACAATGAATGAATTAAAAAACCACTTTGACAAGGTTCACGAATTAGTAGCCGATGCAGCATTTGTAAAAACTGTTTACCACGCGGTAAAATCTCAGGGTTGCACCGACGAAGAATGGGAGGCAAATAAAATGCCAATAGTTGCAAGAATGGCAAATGAGTATCTAAACAAATTAGACCAGGACATTAAAAAGGTTCAAGAATCATGGAGCTAACCACTCCATTTTTCCACCTTTAAAAACTTACCAAAATGAATATTACAAAATACACATGCAAATGTACCATCGATAAAAAGAAAGGTCACTTTGTACACGTGACTTTTTCCCACGGCTTCGGCTTGTACGGGCAAACGTCACCGCATTCGCCTGAGGATAACATGGAGATACACGGCTGGACATTTGAGCCAGCGGACATTGACCTTGAATTATATCCAAAAATCACCCGTTACAATCTCATGCCCCTTGTAGCTGAGAATGAAATGGACTGGACAATTTTAACAAATCAATCACTTTAAAAACAAACCAAAAAATGGAAGCTTTAAAAACCACATTAACCGACAACGCGCTTACCCGTTATTACGAGTTGAGAATCAAGTATCTTGAAGGCGAAAACGAAAGATTAAGGAATGAGGCGCGCGCCGACTTTTTAACGGTGTTAGACTTTTGGATTTACGCCCAGCGTATAATTGAGGCTTATGTAATATTTCATAAGGAGTCCAATCATGACCATTATCTTGACATGATTAAAACAATATTACAAAACATGGAAAGTAAAGAAGAAAAAGCATTGGATACTGGTATAAATAAGTTAAGAATTGAAATAATTGCTCGTTGCAAAATCGCTATTATTAAATGCCAACAAATAACCGCAGCAAGATGATTAATATACAAGACTTCGCGCTCAATGCCTCATTGAGTATTTGCCCTTCGCATATCGTTGAACCCCTTCACCTGAAAAAATGGTGGAGGGAACGCGGAGTGGGTGAAATAGAAAAATACTTTTGGACGGGTAAGAAAATAAAATACGATCAGGAAATAGACTGGAAGGCAATAAGTGACCACAAAAAACAAATGTGGTACGATTCTCAAAATTTTCAAATTAATATGGGTCATGAATATTCTAAAAGGCAAGGTTAAATACACGGCGGGCAAAGTGTTCGAAGGTCAATACGGACCATCCATTAACGCCGTCATTACATTGGACAACGGCACTGAGGCGCGCGTTTACGGAAAAGCAGACGATACAAAGTTAATGGCATTGAAGAAAGACGACGCCGTCACCATTATCCACGACGGCAAAAGTTATAAAGTCGCATTCGATATGCTTACAGCGAACGAAATACCTGAAAAGGTACAAACACCCACCGAAGGCGCAAACGTGCAGCAGGCGGCAAATGTACCCCCTAAAAGCAACGGTAAAATGACACCTGAGGAAATCACGGAAAAGGCGACGTTAATGACTTCGGTTTATGCTGACATATTTCACCAGTTGCAAGCCTCGGGGCTGGAGCCTGCCCAGGCGCAACCAGCCGCCGCCACGATCTTTATTCAAATCGGAAAATATTTTTAATCAATTTGGTACGTTTTTTCCCCAGCCTGAAACATGGCTGGGGTTTTACCGCGCCGCAAAACAAAAGAACCATGGAAAACCAAGAAGAAAAAGAAACGTCGTTGGAATACTTTTACGATAAGGTATTGGACGCCTCCGAGTTTTACGAATCAGAATACAAAGCCATTGTCGATGCTTTGAATGAGGCAAAGAAAATGTATGACGAGGAAATTGAAAAGGCTTATATGAAAGGTAAAATGGATTTTAAGAACCAAGCAATTGCATTTTATGAAGATAAAATAAATATGGCTTATAAAGAAGGTTGGTTTGATGGTGCTGAAAATTTTAACCCTAATAAAAACAAATAACCATGCTCCTTCCAAAAAAATATATATCAGTCAGCCAGATTAATCTTTGGTACTCTGACCGTCAAAAGTACATTAATCGTTACTTTTTAAACCTTCCTGAGGAACCATCCATTTACATGGACTTTGGCAAACAATTTGCCGAGGATACGGAAGCGTTTATCAAAAACGGCATAATCATGGAAACCTTTCCCGATTTTTACATTGACAAAATACAAGGCTTCAAAGGTTTGGAGGCTGAGAAACCAATAAGCCTGAGTATTAACGATATTCAAGTCGTTGGTTATATCGACGCATGGGACAGGGAGAACAACCGCGTTATTGACTTTAAAACCTCAGGCAAACCGTGGACAATGGAGACCTTAAAAACAAGCCTTCAAATGAAAGTGTACGCTCTGGCAATGTTTGTAAATGGTGACACGATTCCCGAAAGCCAAATCAACTGGCTGGGAACAAAGAGAACGAAAAACGGCTTATCTTTTACGGGTGAAAGTTGTGAATTAAACCATACCTTTGAAATGGATGACTTGCTTAAAGCCATTGTTTTGATTGAGCAAACTTGCAAGCAGATAAGCGAGGTTTATAAAAGTTTTTTACACAGCCATTAAAATGGAAGCCATGACCGATGATTTGGAAAATGAATTGAAAAAGATAATGAAATCAGATACAAGGGGATTAAGGTTCAATGATGAAAAAATCAGATACGACCTTATTCCCCCGTTGGCTCACCGTGAATGTGCCAAAGTTTGGACAAAGGGATTGGACAAATACCCCGCAGGAAATTGGGAAAAAGGTATGCCGTGGAGCGAGGTGATTGCCTCCGCCTTGCGTCACCTTGAAGCCATTCGTCTCGGTGAGGACATTGACCCAGAGGACGGTTGCCTTCACGCCGCGCACTTGCAATGCAACGCGCAAATGTTGACCGAATATTATTTTACTAAACAAGATTTTGATAACCGCAAAAAATACGAAACAAAATGATTTTAACCGACAAGACAATTAATGACGAAATTAGCGAAGGTAACATCGTTATTGAGCCTTTTAACCCTGAGAACCTTGGCACCAATTCCTACGATTTAACTCTTTCAAATACCCTGGTACTTTACACCGAGCGAGTGTTAGACGTGCGCAAGAAAAACCCATCTGCGCCAATCATTATTCCTGACGAAGGAATAATTTTGCAACCTGGCATTGTTTACCTTGCATCCACGGTGGAATACACGGAGACCTTGAAACACGTGCCAATTATCCAAGGGAAATCATCATTAGGAAGATTAGGTTTATTTGTCCATGTGACAGCAGGATTCGGAGACGTTGGATTCAAGGGGCATTGGACATTGGAACTTTTGACGGTTCAGCCGCTGAAGATTTACGCGGGAATGAAAATCGCCCAGCTTACTTATCAGGATATTTCTGAGATGCCTAATATTTCGTATGATAAAAAGCAAGACGCAAAGTATTCAAATCAGGGGAAAGATCCAGTCGCCTCAAAGAATTATTTAAATAAGCAGCCATGACCGACGAAGAAAGGGAAAAGCAACGGACGTATGACCGCGAATATTATCGAAATATGCCAGCCTTCCAAAAGGACAAACGAAAGGAGGCGACACGGCTGAGGAATAAGGACAAATACTGGAAGTTGACGGACGAAGAAAGGCAAATAAGAAAAGACAAAAGCCTTGCCTATTATTATGCGAACATTGAGGCATTGAAAATAAAAGCAAAAGCCTATCGAGAACGAAAATTAAAAAGTAAATATGAGTGACGAGGAAAAAAAACTTTATAAATCGGAATACATGAAGTCATATTATCAAAATATGACACCCTACCAAAAGGAAATAAGGCGTTTAAAAAATTTGGAAAACAAGAAAAAAAGATATGATGAAAATAAAGTAAAAAAACCTGAACTTTTTTTTAATAAAGACAAAAGGTATTATCTTAATAATATTGAAAAGATAAGAGCCTATCAAAAAGAATATCGTTTAAAACAAAAAGAAAAGAAAAATCATGATGACTGAAAGGGAAAAACAAAAATTAATCAAAGATGCCGCCAACGTCTTCGTTGCCGCTGGAGGCATTGTTACTTTGGCTTTCGCAATTTATTTTATTATTCACACTTTAAAAAATTGGTATTAATGAGCAAATTTGAAATTAAATACAATGACAAAAGAATGATCATTGAAGCCGAAAGCGTGGAAAAGGCGCTTGAGCAATTCAAGGAATTAAAAATTGAAGTTAAAAACTTTGAGATAAGCATTGCAAAGTTTGGCGAATACAGGAAATAAATGTGAAGTAGTAAGTTGTTAAAGTGTTCTTTTGGGTCCGTGTCCTTCGATGCGGACATTTTTTTTATTTTATTATTGTAAATATTTTTTTATTCAAATAAATAATATTAAATTTACGTATTGAAAAAAAACAAAAACAAACCAAATGACAACTTTAGCAAAAACAACAGAAAACAACGCAAAAGTAAAAGCACTTAAAAAAATAGCTGAGACTAAATGGACTGGAACAACTATTCACACAAATTTGGACGCTTGTTTAACAGGAATAAATTTAGATAGTACAAATTCAGGATGGTATAAACCATCGGCATCAAGAATAGATGGATTAACTGGTATTTTTATGATAAATCAAGATGGTTCAATTTTTTGCGAAGCAAGAGTTATAAAAATAAGCGAAAAAGAATATAAAATAGAATATATGACAATGGCAGGATGGAACGAATTTGAAAATCTTTTTCATCAATTTATGGATGAAAACTAAAAATAAAAAAAAACAAGAGGGGGGTGTAAACTCCCTCTTTATTATTTACCATTAAAAACAAAACAAATGGAAACAACAATTTTTGCAGTTATGTACTTTGGCAATGCCAAAAGATACCAAGACCTAAACTATGAAATCGAAGCCTTTACAAAGCGCGAAGCCGTTGAAAAATTTTACGAACAAATGCGCAACGAGGATTATTTTCCTGAAGACGAATTTGTTTACGGTGGACTTGTTCGCGACTGTGACGGAAACGTAATTGCTGAGCCAGGCAGCGAAAGCATTGAATACGACGGTGGATATTTTTACGCAGAACCAGTAATTCTTTAATCATGAAATTATATAACAATTTTCAAAAAGAAGTACAAAAGTTTCCAATTATTGCTGGTATGCGATTAGACGGAAAAGGCAACAATAAATTAAAAATTGTTGGTTACAGATGGGTTGAATTTACTTACGACGTTAATCCTGAAGTTGCAGACGATAAATTTATTGTTGGAGAAAAAATAATTAAAAAGACATTTTTATGAAAGAGCCAATCATTGAAACCTACGTCCCACAAAATAAGCGGATGCCATATCAGGTAGCCGCTGGCGTTGGCGTTGCCTTCGTTGTTGGGTTAATTTATTCCCCAATCAACACCCAATACCATTACACCTCATTCGTGCCAGTCGTTGAACGCGACACGGTGTATGTTCACAAAATTACAACGCTTACATTCCCAGCAAAGGAAGAAAAAAGCGAGGTCAATGAAAAGGCGTATGGCTCAAGGTCATACGGCTGGGAAATAAGGAAAATGAATATTCACGAATTAAGAAAAAACCTTGAAGGCAAAGGTTTCCGAAACCTTGATAAAATCGACTTATTTAAAATGCGTCGTATATGGCTGGCGTATTCCTACGAAGCCATGCTTATGAATGTTCATCACTTGACCGACTTCCCAGTGTCCATGATCTATTCCTTTTTCATCATTGAGGCAACCACTTCAGGCGTTGAAACCGAACTTTGGCGTAAACACGCGAACGCTGGAGGCGTAAAGGCTTTGAAAAATCAAAAGTCGGTGACGTACAAAACACGGGAGGTCATTCGCGGACGCGACAAGTACATTCGCGCCAAGTTCATGAGTGCAAGCACCACGGAAGAAGGCATGAAGCTTTGGGCAGGCGTTTTGAACTCTGGCAGATACGCGGAATGTAAAAAGGCAAATTACAAGTTGAAAGGGATAAAGTTGTATGAAAGCATTTGTAAATGTGTTTACAAAAGCGGGTATCACACGGACACCGATTACAAGTTTCGCGCCTCATTAATGGCTGAGTTCTGGGAGTTGAAAAAGAATCATTACCCGTTGAAAGGGAAAAGAGATGAATTTTAAATTATTTTGCATTTATTTTTGTAAATATTTTTTTGTTTAAATATTACTTTGTATATTTACATATCGAAAGAACGAAACGATATTTCACACAACAAAAACAAACGTCATGATCTCAATTAACATTTTAGCTCCAAAATCAGAACTTAGAACATCTTTAAAATCTTACATGGCTGTAAAGAATGACCAGCCAGTTATTTTCAAAAAAACCGCCAACAAATTCTTTGCAGAAAATGGCATAGAATTACAAGACGCTTCGATGGTTATCATAAAAGACGGCATTTACTGGATGTTAAAGCACACAATATACAAAGGCTACAAAGGTAAAAGAATCGAGGAGGCATCATATCTTCCGATAGTTGACGTACAGGAAGAAGTAACAACTGCACCAGTAAGCGCAAAAGAAGTGTTCAATTCTATCAATTTTATTAACCCAACAAAAAATCATGTAAGCTCAGTTGGCTCTTATGTTAGCGAGGCAAGATTAGACGCGATTGCAACGAAGATAAGCGAAATTAAATCTTACCTTCCTGAGGGTTCATTGGCTCTAAACATCTTAACAAGCCAGTCAACATTTACTGACAAGCAACTTTGGGTAATTGCTTATGCGCTTGTAAAAACTAATTACCGCCCATCTGCCACAAAAAAAGCAGACAAAAACGAGCTACCAACACGCCGCTTAAAATATGTTGACGGCAAATTTTTCACCGAAGAAATTGTTTACGCTTAATAATTGTTTCACAGGGCAGCGCCCCCAGCTGCCCCTTTTTTTTACACACAACAAAAACAAAATCAAATGGAAAAGAATTTCACAAACACACAATTTAAATGGACATTCGAAAATATTTCGGATAACATTCCAACCATCATGCTTTTAACCATTATTCTAACGTATGGCATCAATGCCTACTTAACCGCCATTTTTCTCCCTATTGACTTTTGGCTTGCGATCATTGCCGCCAGTATTTTGCAACTCGGACGCTTCGCCGTGGTTTTCATGGATTTCTTGAATCCAACCAAAGGAAGGAGTACTTATCCGCCGAAGATTGCCCTGGGTGCAACCCTTGTGGCATTGGTTGAAATCTTCTTTGGCTTGCAGGAAAAGTACGAAGGCGGCGAATTTATCACCATGTTTTTATTTGTCGGCACCATCGTTGTTTTCGGTTATTTACTTGAAATCAACTTTGTTGACAAGGGCGTGGAGGCTTATGGTATCAATGCACCTGAGCCAAAGCCAAAGCGCAAAAGGAAACCACGCGTAAAGGTTGAGGCAAAAGAAAACAATGAAACCACGGGAACAACGGCAAAAAACTTTGTATCTTCATTTAAAACAATAACACTTTGAGGACACTGATAGGCGTTGACCCAGCGTTAAGAATAAAGGGAATGGCGGTTTGCATTATCGCAGACCGCACCATGATTTTCAAAAGGTATAAAAGGTTTGTCGATTTTATCGGTGACGTTATAACCTGGGTGACATACGAAAGTCCTGTTGTTTTGGTTGAAGATTCAAGCCTCCAGAATGTGACCTTTAATAATTCAATCAACCGCGCGATCCTTTCTCGAATGTCCCGCAACGTTGGCATGAATCAAGCCGCTTCCAGGATTGCTTATGAATGGATAAAGGAACATGACATTGAAGCCTATAATATTAGCCCTGAAGCAAAGGGTAAAAAGTTTAATAAAGACGTCTTTATGCGAGTTGTCGCAAGTGAGCGACTGAAATTTGAACCAGATTTTAAACCAGCCAAAATAAGTCAAGACGAAATAGACGCTTTCTTCCTTGCGCTTATGGCAAAAAATTATATGAAACATGGAAAATAAAGAAACAAAAGCAAATGAATCGATAAATAGGATTCTTTATATGGATAATTACACATCTGAGGGTCTTACAAAGCGCGAGTACTTTGCTGCAATGGCATTGCAAGGGTTGTTAGCAAATGACAGTGCATTAATTATAAGCAAAGTAATAGATGCTGTAAAATCTGCAGGTGCTTTAATTGAGGAACTAAACAAAACAAAGACAAATGATTGAAAAAATAAAATCATTTCTTATTGAAATATGCATTTTTCTTGCATGTGGTATTTTAAAAGAACTAAACAAAACAAAGCAAGATGAAAAATAACGAATTAACAGACGGATTAACCAATGAACAATGGAAGGAAGCGCAAAGATGTTTTAACGCGCGCCCAGCTCCGATAAGATTTGCCGACACGGTAAATAGCAAACAATCGGTAATAAATTTTTACCTTAATCCTTTGATTCCCGAGACGATGCCCACCTATCAATCAATGAATAAGGAACGAATGGTAAGCATTTGTTACCAACTTTATCATTCAAAGGAAACCGATATTCTGAAAGAATCAGCCGCAAAGCTAATAAAACTTATAATTGATTGATTATCATTTGTTAAATTGTTGATGTGTATATCGGGGCTGGCATTTGAACCAGCCCTTTTTTTATTTAAAAGATTACCCCTTGCGTTTTCGCGTAATCCACGACCGCCCTTGCATGAGACAAAGCCAACGTGTTTTGGAACACAGGGTCAAACATCATTAAAGCATCGTGGTAATTTGTAAAGAAGCCGTTTTCACTGAGCACCGCTGGCATATTGGTTTGAGTAATAACAAAGAAGCTTTCTTCTTTATCCTTGTCGCCGTCCGTTGTATCCATGCGATACACCCATTTAGGGAATGCCTCCTGAACCTCTTTGAAAAGAAACTCCGCGTAAATGTCCGACCTTGTTTTACCTTTGCTCGTAAACACCTCAAAACCCCTTGCGTTGGGTGACGTTGCCGCATTACCGTGAATGCTGAGGTACAACGAATCTTCGTAATTTTGAGCGTTAATATTTGCCTTCGCCACGCGCTTAGTCAATGAAATATCCAAGACAGGATCGTAAACGCGTACCACGGAAAAGCCCCAGTCAATTAAATACTGCTCAATCTTTGCCGCAACGTCGCGGTTGAACACGCCTTCAAAGAACCACCCGTAACCGTGGAATTTTGCGTTATTATGCTGAGCGCACTTTGACGGGTAAGTCGTATAATTGTAAGGTAACTTTTTCTTTGAGTCAATTCCTCCATGTCCCGCGTCAAGGAAAACACAAAATTTAGATGCTTTCATATTTTAATATTTTTAAGGGCGATGCAAGTCAATGCACCGCCCTGTAAGCCGCATAAGGTAGCGAATCGTCTGCGCCTATAATTTGAATCCAATCAATGCGAAAGCCGCACCTACGATTGATAATTTTGCTGGCAATTTTACCTCAATTTCCTTTCCAGCGCATTCCCTGGATGTCTCCTTTATTTTGTCCCAAATGATTTGAGCAAGTTGGATATATTCGCGCCAGGTGAATTTAACTTTGTTGCCCTCAAGATGAACGTTTATTTCACTTGCCAGCTCCGCAAAGTTCATTGAGTAACAAGCCACATCACCCATTGGTGACTTTATTCCATCTGCATTTTTCAATGCTTCTTTTAAATTAGTCTGCATATTATTTATTTTAACGATTAAAAAAACGTGTGATTAAAACGCCAAGGTTTACGCCTGTTATGCGTTTAATATTTTCCGAAATAGAATAAAGCTCCACCGTTGCAATTAAAAACGCTGCCATGTACGTTATGTTGAACGGAAGGGAAAAAGTATTTCTTGCACCCTCGAATATCAGGATGCCACAGAAATAAACGACTATTTTTTCCATTGTACGATAAAGGCCTTTGCTATTTATCTTTTGTTGCTCTTTCTTTGCTGCGAGGATTCCCGTAGCCATATCGGCAAAAACCACGAATACCGTAAATATCAAAAATCCTTTTATTGGTATGAAAAATGAAAATATCCAGCCGCAACAAATGGCATATGTTATTTTTTCCCATCCAAGATGCAAAAAGTTTATTAAGGTTGCTTTCATTGCTTTGTTTTTCTCAGGATTAATTTATTATCAAAGTCTTTGAAAACATTTGCCTTCGTTAAATAAATAACCATTCTATCGCCTTGATTGGGATAATTTAAAATATACCCATACGTGTCAGAAATAATAACCAAAGGTCTATTCAAAGATTCACCTATTTTAATCCTCAGGCTTCCCGCTTGATTTACAAATATTTCAGCCCCTGCCACAACCTTTGTTCCGTTGGCAATGGCTTGATAATTGCCTGTCCAAAACCTTTTAAATTGTTCTTGCAAATAATCAAATGAGCCTTGTATTTTTCCGTTGCTCAATGACTTGTCTAACTTGTTCGCACTTGCAATAAACTTGTTTTGCCTTTCAAGTAAATTTAAGGCATCAGCCATTTTACGGGAATCGTCAACCAGGTCATTAGTAAGAAAAGGGACAATGAGATTTGAATCAGCAAACACGGTTAAACTTGAATTATCCGCGTCGGTAATTTGCTTTACCTGCCAGACCGTGTCAGGGTCAATAAATACCTTTTTGATAATTATTGTATCCTGAGCAAAGGAATACAACGGGAAAAGGATAAGGAATAATATTTTTTTCATGTGTGTTTATTTAAAAGCAATCCAAAAGAACCCAACGGACACAGTATCTAAGCCTACTCCCGTGGTTGAATCGTATATTCTAAATTCTAAATTTGAAGAAGTAATGCCCCTGACAACTATAACATAACTATTTAATTGTGCAATGGTCGCAATAACTTTTGAAGGCGTGTAAGATAAACCATGAGCAACATTTATATTTCCGACACTATTAGTCGTTGCGGTTATTCCTCCTACTTTCATAACGCCACTTTGATTAATGTCAGTAACCTCCCCCACCACATTGCTTCCATCTTTTCCAAGTAAACTTGTCGGCGTTGCCGTTACCGTGTTTATTCTTACCTGCCCATTAACATCAAGCGTCTTTGTCGGCGCGTTTGTTCCAATGCCCACCCTGCTTGTTGAGGCATCCACGAAAAGCATGTTTGCGTTGGCTTCACTTTCCACGCGGAAGTCGGAATCAGTTGAGCCCTCATTGAACACGGCTGAGGAATTAACGGTAAGCGGTGCGGACAATGTCGTTGCGCTTGTTACACCGAGGGTGCCGCCGATTGTAGCACTATTTATAATACTTAAATTACCTGAAGGTGTTATAGTCATTCGATTTGTTCTTACCGTTCCAAATCCTGTAAGAAAATTTAAACTACCAACATCAACTCCTACACCATCACCAGATGATTCAATCGATGCACCGTAATTTAAAAAACTACCATTATTTGAAGAAAATATTAGCTTTCCATAGCTTCCAGCGTCTGCTGAAGATAATCTTAAAATTGAATTACTACTTTTAGAAATACCTAAATCACCGCTTAATGTTCCCCCTGTCAATGGCAAATAAGTTGACGCCGCTGACCCTGTTGTAAGATAAGTACTTGAATCGACATCACCATTTGCTTTAAGAAATTGCGACGATGTACCACCTTGTTTTATGATTGTCCCAGCAGATAAAATAGGCGTTGAAATAACTCCCCCACTACCCATATTTAAATTACCATTTATATTAAGCGTTGCGTTCATTGTAGATTCAGTATTCAATGGAACATACGTTGAAGCCGCCGTGCCCGTGCGCAAGTAATTTGTAAGCATGGAAGCCGTGTCACTTGTTAACAATACAGCCGTTGTATCCCTCCAAAGTCCACCTTTATAATACAAAGATGAATTTTCAATAGGTGATGAAATAGCAACATCATGAAGCTCATTCAATTTATAACCCGATGCCACGCGTATTGCGATTGTTCCGTTATTTGCATGGCTATTTATACAAAAGCCAATAGGCATATCAAGATTTGGCGCAATGGGTTCAATATCTGTCCAAACACCTGCCACCGTTGGCGAAGGGTAAAGGATTGCGCCAGCCGCAAAGGTATCTGTGTTAACTTGTCGTATTTTGCCAAACGAAATAACATATCCATCCTCACCATCTGTCAAATCATGAGCCGTTATTCCAAGTAAATATTTTGCATCTATTGAACCATTGGCGATAAATTTAGCAACGGTTATTCTTCCACTCGAACCAACCGTGCCATTGGCGTAAACAAGGCTACCTTTGGTAATGGTTGCGCCTGTTTGATTCTTAACTAACCAAAAGTTTTTGAATCCTAATTCGTTTGGAACATTGTCATTTAATCCAAGCACCACCGTAGCCAAATCCGAATCCCAACGCATTTTTGCCGTGTCAACATTGTTTGTCGGTACATTGACATTGAAAAACAAGGAATCAACTGGTTGCGTGAAAGCCGCTGAACCACCGCCAATCAAGTTCCAAACGTTGGAAGTAAAATCAAACGTATAAAATTTAAGGTTAATGGTATCAAGAATAACCCAGGCGTTTTGGTTGTTTATCGGTTGGATGGAAGCCGTGTCGGACAATGCACCACGCCAAACAAGCCCGTCGCCCGTGGTTTGAAAACCAAGTCGTTGTTTGTTTAATGTGTTTGGGTACTGAGCAAAGAGGGTAAACGAAAGGAATATAAAAAGAATTGAAGGCAAAGTTTTTTTACCTCCAATCTTTCTAATTATGCTACTCCCCAGTTTAAGCAATACTTGTTCCACCAATATTTCACCCACGCGCCCCAATGTTTTTAAAAAACGTCTTTCTTTCTTTGGTTTTATTTCACTCATAGTACTATTCCCATTGTATTATAAATATCAAATATTTCTTCGTCCTCGTCGCAAGTTGCCTCAGGACAACCCACGGCGCTGGGGATAAATCCAAGAAGGTTCGTTGCGCAAGTGCATAAATAATCTTTGATTCTTTTCTTCTTTACCTCTAACCTTTGTAACAAAGTATCTTGATAAAATTTCAATCCTTCAACGCCCACGTTTTGCCCGTATTCGTTATCCAATGTATAAAGTCCATTTGTTCCAAGTTGCATCACCATGTAAGGCGCTGCCTCGTAAAGAACCGCGTTGGCGCAAAAGGATTTTAATTGGTCATTCCAAAGGTTTTGATAAGCCGTCGATGTAAACGCCGTGGAGCTTCCTTTGTCAGCAACAAGGGCATCGTAAAACGTTAAGCCAACGGCGGGAATTATCCAACGGTATTCCGCGTCTTGAATGTGAGGGCTTATCAATGACTTATCAAGGCGTATGTCAGCAGGCGTTGGTCTTGCAACACCGCCGCTTATGACCTCAGATGGTTGTATTAATTGGCTCATTTATTTCGATTGGTGAATAACCTAATATTTCCCTCTTTTCGTCTTGCGTCAAATTATCCTCAACCGCAATATCACCCATGAAAGACACGGGTAAAGTATTTGATATTGAGAATTGAACGTCTTTTAAGGCTGGGTTATAAAGCCCAATTTCGGCTAAATAAGGATTTATGATTTTAGATAACATCAAGTTTTGGCGCGGTTTGATAACCGTACTTTGTAAGTACTCCATTTCCTGACGTATCTGTTGATTGCTTCCAAGTTGCCCCGCGGTTGCGAAGCCTGCAAGTGACTTGCTCCATCTGTTCGCCACAACAATCGCCGAGGCTGCCAAGTTTTGCAAGTTTAAAAATTCGCCCTCATTTTCTTTTGAGGTCGGAATCCAATTTGCTTTTAATTTTTCGTCCCTTAGAACTTGTACAAATAACTTATGATTATTTGCCATGCCTGTGAACTTGCTTTCTATTCCTTCAACCAATTTCTTTGCCTCAGCTGGTGTAATTGAGCCGAAAAATTGCATGATACCCGAAGGCATGAAGCCGTTTTCAAATTTACTTGTATTAAATCGCTGAATCCTGTATTCCATTTCAGCCCACATCTTTGCGCCAATCCACTCAGGTAAGCCAAAGTAAAAATAGCCCGCCGCGTATTGCTTTACATGGATAACGCTTCTTTGCGTTCCGTCTTCAAATTTCTTAAAGTCTGGGTACATTGGTACCTCTCTAAATCCTTCGCTTTCATAAAACACGCCGTCGGTGGTAAGTGGCACTTCTTCCCAGTTGTCGTAAATGCCAACCGATTTTATAATCTGATCCGCTTCCGCTTTTCGAATACCAATGTTGTAAACGGGTACATGATAAATATAAGTAAATGGTTCGCTGCCTACTTTGCCTTTAACAATTTCGCAAAAGCTATTTCCAAAAGCATCATAGTCAAACGCAAGTTGAGCCAAAACCTCCTGCAGATTTTGACCATGTAAATTAACCTGTGAAATAACATCCTCAATTTCATTTAAAGAATCGTCGGTGATAACCTCACCCTTCATTGACGTGGTAAGCAATGTATTTGCCTTACCCTTCATGGGAATAAAGCCGTCACCGACAACCATATTTGTTTTATCTTCGATTATTCTTCGTAACGTCGGCGAATTATTTACAATGGCTATAAGGCTCTTTAAAAAGTCGTCTTTTTGCGTGAAGAACCTTACCCACTTTGCCCCTGTGAAATCAAGCCTCTCCCGTGACGGCTCGTTAAAAATATCCTCCTTTACAAGCATGGTATTGGAGGTATCTAAGGTAACCGAGGCAAGTAAAGGGCTTTGATTCCGTTTACTTACCCTGTTGTTCCTGTTCGGGACTGCCTGTATTTTCTTTAATTGTTGGCTCATAGCTTTTTTTCTCAGGGGTATAAATGACGTGTTGCCCAACGGTCTGAGGGCTTGATGTGTACCAAGCCCTCAATTCGTTTTGTGAAAGTTCGCCGATAGTTTTTCGAATAATGCCTGCTTTGCCCGAAAGGTCTGCCCCAACGTAAAGCATTTGTTTGCTTTTATCTCTAACTATCATACTTTTTATTAATCTAAAGCGCCCATTACTGTTGCGCCGTTAACAATAAACCTTGCTTTCTCCGTTGTTCTGCAAGTAATGGTAAGCGTCTCTTGGTTTGAATCGGTAAACAATGCACCCGATAAACCTTCCGCACTTGTCAACCTTGCAACCCTTTTCTTTGCCCCAATGGTTTCAACGCCCCAAATCCAATAGTTACCCGTGTTTTCAACGTGTACACAAACCAAGCCGCACGCCTGATTTGCCATGTCTTGAATAAGGTTTCTTAATTCCTGGTCGCGGCAATTTATAACTCCCGTTAAACTTTGCTCGATAGCTACCGACAAAGTATCAGGATCCTGCGTCACCGTTTCCGTGAATGCTCCTGAATTGTCCCTGAATTCAATTTCGTAAAATACGCCAGCCGTGGAGGTCATGGCTATTGCCGTGGTTGCTCCTGAGGCGTTGTTGGTAACGCTTGCGACTTGGTTAGCATTGGCAATGTAAAGTTTGCCAATACCACCTGCGCACGTTCCGTTAATACACTCATTAAGCCAACCGCTTGTTATTGCGCTCATTCGTTTTTTATTAGTAGCCTAAGCTAATTAATGAATGGTGAATATAATTAACGCCCATTTTGAAGCGTGCCTTGATATACACCTTTTCGTCCTTCTGGTCGTACCAAAGTTCCAAAGCCGTTTCAGGGCTTAACACGTCCGTCGCAAGCACCTTGTTTTGAGGCGTGGTATATTCAACGTAGTGAGGCTTTGTTGTTCCAAGTCCTGTTGCAATATCGTCCCAACGGAATTGAGGAATCACAGGAACGCCACGGAAGGTAAATTGCTCAACCCCGTTGATTAATTGCAATAAACCGTAGTCACCGCCACCGCCGTTTTCAATGTCCTCGCGAAGCTGAGAATAAACGCTTTGCGTAACATTGAATACCTTTTGATTGGCAGGTAAACCTTTCAACTGCAATGGTGCTTGGTCATACACCGCGCGAAGAATGCCAAAGCCGTCACCAGACGAAAGGTCAGAACCTGAGCCTGTGTTTGCGCGTGGTACTAAATCGTCTGCAACCAACTGAGGATAATAAACAGTCCAAAAACCATCAAGTGAATCAAAGTTAGGGTTATTACTTGACTGGTCGCCGAAGTAAGAAAGACGGGTAATGTCGTTTCTTATCGCCTGTTGTGTACGGGTTAAAAGAATGTTTTCAATCAATGTACCCGAAACATCTGGAAGTCTTGTGCCCGTTTTTAACAACTCTTCAAAAACGGTATCCTCAAATTCATCCCAGCACATTTCTAAATCAACCTTCATTTTTTCAACGTCGATGGTGCGCTGATAAATGTCAACCGAGCCAACGGGATTAAATCCGCAGCCTGAGTATTTACGTACAATGTTTTCCAACTGTTGAACGAAAACCATTTTCTTTTTATTCGCAACGTTACCAAGTACACGGAATTGTCCGCGTAAATCATCGTCAAAGAAAACAGGCTCTAAAAAAATGTTATTTGCCTCCGTACCTCTGAAAGATACGTCAAGTTGGCTTATTTCAACTAATGCCATTTGTTTTTAATTTTAAAGATTTGGGTAAGAAATGGTTGCAGACGTATTGGTAAGAACCAATGAATCTTCAATCACAAATGAAAACTCGGTTTTTGCTCCAGCCGCTGCCGTTGCAAATAACACCTTCCAATCGTTGCCTTTATTCAACGCCGTGGTTGTTATCTGTAAAATTGCCGTTGGTGCTGAGGATTGCCAGTTGGCGTAAGCCTCGTTACCTGATTCGTCAACGACGGTAACTTTGTAAAAATCACTTGCACTTGTTACGCCTGTCAACGGTGCAATGCTCAAGCGATTGCCAGCCGTGGAAGTGCCATAGGTTAAGGAAACGGGAATGCGATCCTCGAAGGTATCGATACCGTATAATTGCTCCGCGTTTATTCCTTGCGCGTTGGCATACGGGTTGGTGCGGTTTAAACTGTTTTGCCCGACGTATGTATTTGAATCGAGAAAACCATTGACGTTTGCTGTTGCCATTATCTTTGTGAGATTTTAGATTGAACTAATGAAGCGAAAGAATCAAAGTAACTCGATTTCGCTTTTGTTTCTTGAACCTTTTCATGGGCTGAGCCGCCCGAAGGAAGTCCAACGCCTTTTTTTACTTGCGCCCTGAGTGCAACCAATTCATTGCCCAATGTTTCAAGAACCGTTTCAATTTCATTGATTGAGTTCTTTTGTTCGTCGGTCTTTTTGTACATTGATTCCATTTCCTCTTTTTGCTTTGAGTTAATGGCATCCATTTCATCGGGTGACATTACAATGTAACCTTTCTCCTTTAACATGGAAATAGCTTTTTCGACTTCATCCATCTCAGGCTCCTCAATTACTTTCTCCTCCTCAATAACATTTTCCACCGTTGGAGTTTCGTCTATGCTATTAAGAAGGGATTTGATTTTTTCTAAAATAGAACTACCCATTTCATCTTCTTTTTTTGTGTTTGTTAATAATGCGGCTGGAACATTTAAGAACTTGTTTAGGCTATTTTGCAACGGTAACATATCTATGTTTTTTTCGCCAACTTTCACAATTTCATCAATGAAGCCAAATTCCAATGCTTCCTGAGCGGTCAGCCATGTTTCAGCTGCCATCATATTCGTAATAATTTCTTTTAGGTTCTTTTGGTCTCCTTTGCGTTTAATAACCGAAGCCGTGTAAATATCAAGTAACTTTGCTTCCATTTTGTCCAATAACTCAGCCGTTGCCTCAAGTTCGTCGGCGTTACCCATCGTATAACTCCAAGGGCGGTGAATCATCATGAAGGCGTTCTCAGTCATCTTAACATTGTCAGCCGCCAACAGTACAACCGTTGCAATACTCGCGACGAGTCCGATTCCTGTTGCCGTGGTTTCTTCGGGGTAATTTGCAACTAAGTCAGCAATACCCATTCCTTCGGTGACGCTGCCACCGCCTGAGGATATTGTTAAATTAATTGGTTGCCCGTTCGCCTGGTTAATCTTTGCCCTTACCGAGTTGTAAGAATTAACCGATTCCGAAATTTCACCTAAAATATCTATACTTACTTTTGCCATGTTTTTTGCTTTGTCCTTTTGAATCGCCTTGTATTTCGCCTCAGCCCAAACCCTCATAGCACTTCCACCCCATGCGTCGTACATTACTGAGCCGCAGATTTCAGACCCATCTTCATCAAAGTATTTCCCCTGGTCATACGTTTCCGCGCGGCTTAAAAAGGAATAAGTACGCTGAACCGTTTCTTCGCTTAATCCTTCACCGTTGGCGATTTGATTTGCCCGTTGCCAGCCGACAAGCGTTCCGCAGTCTGACCCATTCTTTTCCTTGTGGTCAAGTGCGCGTCGTGCGTTGTTTTTTGCGGCATCTGGATAATCGGCGTATGTCATAAAAGAAAAATAATTTATTTACAAAATTACTCGGTATCGTTTTTATCTTTTCTTTTTTGCTTGATTTGATAACCAAACCGCTCAGGGTGCTGAACCATGTTATAAACATGCTTCTTACTTATTCCCGTTCGTATGCTTATTTCCATCATGGCATCCATCTTTGAATCATTTGAATAAAGGCTATTTGGGTAAAGGTGCATGACCATATATTTCGCAACCGTCTTTTCCTTTACCACGTCGGTTTTAACGAGGAAGGAAATAAGATGAAAAAAACTGGGCGTAATACCTTCCTTTTGGCAAAATGCACTGTATTTATTTAGGATTTCATGCGTAAAATCCTGTAATAAATCCTCATTAATCATTTCAAATTCATCCATTTTCGTTCCAATATTGTACTATTTGCCTCATTTTACCGACTACTTTTGTCCGACACGCGGGACAATTTCGCCGCTCAGGCTCATAGTGATTAACAAAGTTGTTATAAACATTGAACAAATAATCCATATCATTTGGGTCAATGCTCAAAACCCTGTAAGTCCTGTTTACCGTGGCGGTAACTTGCGCCTTGTATTCCTCAGGTATTCGAGAACCAAGTTCTCCCCAAATGTTATCCGTTTTCATACAATTACACATTTATAAAGTGGCGTTTATTTTCAACTTGTTTCCCTCAGCAAGATCGCGCGCAATATCCTCACTCACAACGTATGCCTGCAACCTGTCAATCCTGTTGTTTATCGCGTCGGTCTTTGCCTCCATGACTTGTAAAAATTCATTCATGTTACCTTGTAAACTCATGCCTTGTATAGGTGGGTTAATCGGTGGAACCATGCCACCCTCCGCGAAACCTTTGATACCAAGTTTCCTGAACGTCGGAGAACCGCCTAATAAACTTTGTTGACGTTGATTCAATACAACCTCACCGCGTTTAACGTATGCAAGTACATTGTCACCATTTGACCGCGTTGGTATGTTTTGCTTTTGATTCACCCGTTGCCCTGTTACAACGCCACCTTCGGCAAGGGGCTGAGCGATAATCGTCGCAGTTTGTATGCCTGCGAAAACACCTGCGGTAATTGCTGAGCCAATAGTAAATGGCGGACCAGGTGGAACGGCTAAAGCCCTGTTTACCGCCAAAGCGCCCTGAATGATTGATTGCATAATGGCAATTTTCTTTTCAGCCTTCGCCGCCTTTAATTGCAATGCTTCGGCTTCTTTGTTTCTTGCGTCCAACAATGCTTTTTCTTGAACAATCTCTTTTTCTAATCTTCTCTTTTTTAATCCACTTGCCTTTTCTGCTTTGGCTTCAAGCGTTGCAATGTTTTCTTCTGTTAATTCAATTTGTTCGTTTAATTGGTCAGCATCCTTTTTAAAACGCGCTTGCTGAACCGTGGAGAAAAAGTCGGTTACTAAAGAAGCGGTTTGCAAATAAGTTTCGATTCTCTTTGCGCGTTCCTCTAAATCTTCCTCTTCCTTTTTTCTTTGTTCGTCCCTAAAGTCGTCTGCGTTTTTTGTAACCTCTTTAAATACTTTCTGAATATCTTCAACCTCCTTTTTTAATAACTCAGGCGGCTTTGTGGTCAACGGAAGCGTCGCAAGTTGCTCAGCGTTTTTCAAGTTGTTAAGCAAGTTACCACGCGTTGCATCGGCTAATATTTGGTTTTGTTGTTCAACCGCCGTTTTGATTTGATTATTAATTGCGTTCAACTTTACCGCAAGTTCTTTCTGTGTCCCCGATCCAACCACGGCGTTTGAAAACGCGCTTTGTAATTCGGAGCGTTGGTTTTCAAGTTCTGCAAGTGAACCTTCGGTGAATGACTTTACAAACTTTTCACCACCCTTTGAACCTGCCTTAGATGGGTTAAATTTTTCTAATTCCTTTTCAAGTTGTTTAATTTCTGATTCAACCTTTTTAAATTCTGGAGTACCAAAAACCAAGCTTCCACGCTTTTTCTTTTTATCGGCAAGCGCTTGATTTAATCCGTCTTCTGTATTTAATAACGCCGCCGCGTCTGCCTTACTTTTGTTTAACGCCGCCTCCCTTATTTTTTCAGCCCTTGCCTCATTTTCCAAAAAGGCTTTACCACCAACTTTATTTATATCATCCTGAAGTTTCTTTTCTGCATCAAGTTTCTTTTTATTCGCTGTTTCAACTGCCTTTAATTCTTTTTCACTATTCTTTGAAAAGCTTTTAGATATTATTCTTGAACCTTCATCGGCTATAAATTTAATGGCGTCGTAACCTTTTCCAAAACCATCGACCACGGCATTAAATGCTGATAGCAAAGGTTGAACAAAAAATATAACCACGTCAAATAAAACTTTTCCAAGTTTACTTAAACCGTCGGTAAATTCCTTTCTTCTTATTTCAGCATCTGCAACCGATTCCGAATATTTCGCCGTTGCTAAATTGTTCGCCTGAGTGACTTTTAAATTCTCTTTGACTTGCTTTTGAAGATTTGTGTCTGCCTCAAATAATTTATCCGTATTGCTTACAACGTCACCAAGTGTTAAAACATAATCGCCAGCATCCTCACCAGCAGACTTGAAAAGAGTTGATATTAATGTTTGTAATTCTTTACCAGATACACCACTGTTTTTTATTTCGTCTGTTACAATCTTTAAAGCCTGTCCACTTGATATTGCACCGCTATTTAAATTATTGAATAATTGATTTGTAAACTCTTCGCCAAATGCACCAATAAAAGCATCCCTTGTACCAGATAATTGTTCCTTAACTGTTATTCCAAATTCCTTAATAGCATCTAAAGCCTTGTCGTCAAATACTCCTTTGTTTGCAGCGTCGATTGAAACGGCTAAAAATTCCTCAATACTCAAATTAGCTGCCGCAAATTGCGCGGGATATTCCTTTAATTGTTGAAGGAAATTACCCTGAGAATCCGCACCCTTTAAAAAACCTTTTTCAATCGCGTCAAAAGCTTCTTCAAATGATACTCCAAATTCATTTTTTAATGTATTTGCCGCCGCCGCAATGTCATCTGCATTTGTTTTAAATACCTCGCCAATCGTTTTGGCACGGGACGAAACAAGGTCAAGGTCTTCGGAAGCAACGCCAAAGTTTTCTAAGGCTAATTTAAGGTCATTTATTTCTTTTGCCGCCTGATTAAGATCTCCTATAATTCCGCTGATTGCATTAAATGCCGTTAATGCTAAACCAACCGCGCCTAATCCAATGTTTGCAGCCCCCGTTGTTTTACCAAGGTTTGCGAAGCCCATAGATAAATCACCAACCAATCCTGTAACATCGCCAATCGTACCTCCAAGCTTCGGGAAAAATTGCCCCAATGCCTCAGTATAACCACCAACGTTTCTTTGAAATTGTCCAACCGTGGCATCAATGCCCTTTAGTTTTTTATCAAGGTTGTTGATACTTACAAGAAGGTCTTTTGCCTCCTGACTTGATTCCTGCTCAGCCGCCGCCAAGTCCTTGTATCGGTTACGCTGGTCATTTAATTCTTTGCTTAACTTTCGATAAGCCCCGTTGGCTTTGTCAGTCGCGGTTATTTCTTCGTTGCGGCTTTTGATTTGTTCCTTAACAACTTTGTTGACCTCCATTTGCGCCGCCTTCAAGTCAACCAACTTTGTCTCAAGTTTCTTGATTTCTTGAACGTCGGTTGTTTTCTTGAGTTCCGCGTTTACGTCGGCAATGGCTCTTTTTAATTCTGTTGCCGTTTCAACCGTTTTACCTAAGCCGTCTATTTGTATTTGAAAACCTATTACTTGTGCCATTATCCTTTTGTTACGCCGTTTACAATAACTTCATAATTTGCCCCATCGTAATGGGTATCCACATTGATTCCAATGGTTGAACCACCGATAATATATTGAATCGTTGGTATCAACTTTTGCCCGTTCTGGAATACAAGTACATTTGCATTCGTGTTACTTACCTGCGTTATGCCTGAGTTAACCGCCAAGACAAGTACGTTGGTCATCGAGTTAAGGAACGGCGTATAAGACAACTGAATGTTTACCGTCGCTCCATTTGCTCCAACCAATCCGCTGCCAGATCCTGTCACAGTGCCACCTTGCGGCGGTGCGCCTGCCAAAGTAATCGTATTTGATACTTTGTTTAAATCATTTACATTTGGCTTTTCGTCGTATAAGATAACGGTGCGCGCTGGGCTATTGCTTTTGGGATTGTATTCCAATTCTTGAATGATGAAATTTGAACTTCCAATCATTCCCTTGCGCCTGAATGACAGTTGCGTTATGTCCTTGTTTTCCCATTTGACAAAGGTCGTGTATTGCTTACCAAGTTCAATGCGTTTATAAGTTTGCAAGTGAAAAGTTTTGAAAACGCCTTGCATCACATTTGTATAATTTGTGACTTCGTCGGAAAAAGAAAGGTTAAAATCTCCGCCGCTCGGGTCATTGTAATTTACCATGAAAGCCGCTGGAAAATCAAAAGCCGAAGCCGCTGAACTTGCTTCATCGAACAAACGAACATACCCGTCTAAGCCGTTGCGCCTTCCTGCGTAATAAAGCAAACGAGGTGCCAAGTTATAATTGGGTTCAGCATCTGGCACGGTGTTATAATCGTCACCGAAAACAAGGGGCATCTGCGCCCCGTATGTTCCACCCGTGGTAATGGCAACGTCGTTTATATGAATCGCTTTTGCAAAGAACTTTGTATATAAAAATTCAATGCCACTCGGGAATCTGTCCTCTGGGAAATTGTAACCACCTGAATAAATGTTAACGCCGCGCCTTGCCTCCTCTTTGTTTGTTGTATCGTCGTCCGTGGCGTATGCCAGCACCTGACTTGATTTATAATTATCTAATATCGTCAATTCACTTCCATCAATGTCACGGGTATTCAAATCGTACTTATTCGTGTCCTTAAAAAAACCGTCAAAGGTTGTAAGGGTAATCGCTCCGCTTGCGTTTGCCCTGTACCTTACCGTATAATTGTCCTTTGGGTATGCATACACTTGTTTGCTTAATACGTCGGTTTCCCATGCAAGATTGAAAATGGTTGTTAAGTCTGCGATAATATCCTTTACATACCATGAATTAGGTATAATGTATTCCAAGTTCACCGTTTCACCTTGCTCTAATCCTTCCTTTTGCGCAACCACGGACAAAGAACCATCAATGGTAAGGCTAAAGGTTACGTTCTCGTACCTCAACCGCATTTTAACTAAGTCCCCTGCGACCAAGTCCCCAAGGAACTCAAGGGCAATGGAATCATTCAATGATGTTTCATTTGTCAAATCATACGTTGAAACGTTGTTTCCATTAACCTCAAAGAAAAGAATGAGTTCTGCGAATTGGTTTATGTCACCGATTGAAGCCGTTAAGTTAACGTTTAACTCAGCAATCAACTCGTATAAAGCATTAATTGGAACGGTGTAAACGCCGCCTGAGTAATTGCCACCCGTATCAAAGTTAGGTGACGTTGTTTCGTTTGTGAATGCAATGTCAACCGTGCCGTAATCACCCGCAGAATAAACGAATGATGAAGGCGAAGGATTGGAAGCTCTCATGTTTACAAAATCCGCAATATAATCAGCATCTAAGTTAAGACCCATGGGAATAATCAAGCGGGAAAAAGGATCTGTTTTGAAAATACTGTTTAATTGGTATCCTTTATTTTGAAAAGCCTTTTCCAATATTTGCCAAATGAAAATGGCAGGCGTCAACTCATTGTCAACAATGTACGTTTCGTTTTCCCACGCTTTCCATTTCATCAAGATGAAGCAATGTTCCGACGTCAATGGATTGTAATTCGTTTTAACCGTTGCCGTGGAAACGGTTATATCCTGCCAACCAAGTGACCTGACTAA